TACGATCTACACTTAAGAAGGAGGAAGTTTATGGCAAGACTGATTTGGGATGCCGTTGGCAAAAAGTTTTACGAGATGGGCACCAAGATGGGTGTCCTGTACCCCATGGCAAACGACGGCAACTATGAGAACGGCGTGGCCTGGAATGGCCTGACCGCTGTGACCGAGAGCCCCTCCGGCGCTGAGGAGACCAAGCTCTACGCCGACGACATCAAGTATGCTTCTCTGCGCAGTGCCGAGGAGTACGGCTACACCATCGAGGCATACACCTACCCGGACGAGTGGGCTCCCTGTGATGGTTCCGCAGAGGTCACCAAGGGCGTGAACATTGGCCAGCAGAAGCGCAAGGGTTTTGGCTTCAGCTGGGTGACCACCGTGGGCAACGACGTTTCCGACGAAGTGGGTCAGAAGATCCACGTTGCATGGAACAGCACTGCCTCTCCCAGCGAGAAGAGCTATGCCACCATCAACGATAACCCCGACGCGATCACCTTCAGCTGGGAGTGCACTACCTCCCCCGTGAACGTGACCGGTCACCGCCCCACCAGCCACATGGAAATCGACTGCTCCAAGCTGAAGCCTACTACTGTGAAGGCCATTCAGGACAAGCTGTGGGGCGCCGAGTCCGCTGAGGCAACCCTGCCCACCCCGGATGATCTGATCAAGCTGATCACCGAGAGCGAGGCTGCTTAAACCTCTGTTTGAAATAAAGGAGAAGAAAAATGCTGAAAAAGACGATGACGACCGTGGACTTTGGCGGTACCGAGCGGACTGAGGACTACTACTTCAATCTGACCCGCGCCGAGATCATGGAGATGGAGCTGAACACCGAGGGCGGCTTTGTGCAGATGATCAACCGCATCACCGCTGCCCAGAGCCAGCTGGAGCTTGCCAAGCTGTTCAAGCAGATCCTGTGCAAGAGCTACGGTGTGTTGAGCCCGGACGGCCGCAAGTTCGTCAAGAACGAGGCTGTTCTGGCTGATTTCATGGCCACCCAGGCATACAGCGACCTGTACTACAAGCTGGCATCCAATGCAGAGGAGGCCGCCGCATTCTTCGAGGCGATCCTGCCCGAGGATATGAAGGAAGAGGCCAAGAAGGCCGACAAGCAGAACCCCCAGCCCGGCCTGATGGTGCTGGAAGGCCCGAAGAAGGGCACCGACGAGCAGTAAGCCTGCCCTCACAACTGACCGAACATTCAAAATGGAGAGCACTCTGAAAAGAGCGCCTCAATGAAAACACCCCAGGGAGGTGGAGCGGGTGCTGACGTTAAACATTCCGGCAAAGCAGAGCTGGAACGCAAAGACAGAGGAATTTGTCTATTCGGAACCGGTAACGCTGAAACTGGAGCACTCACTGCTCTCCCTGGCTCATTGGGAAAGCAACTGGAATATACCGTTCCTGAGCAATCTGGACAAGCTGACCGTGGAGCAGTGGCTGGACTACATCCGCTGCATGACGATCACGAAAGGGGTAGACCCTGAAGTATACGCCAGACTGACGAAAGAACAGTATAAAGCCATTAACACATATATGGAAGCCCCGATGACCGCAACATGGTTTGCCGGGGAGCCAAGACCGAACGAAATAAAAAATAAAACGAAACCTCGACCGAAACGCCCGCCCAGGAGAAATGGAACGGAGACAACGGCCGAGATTCTTTATTGCCAGATGTTCACATACGGCATCCCGAAGGAGTGCGAAAAGTGGCATCTGAACCGGCTCCTTACCATGATCCGGGTCTGCCAGGAGAGCCAGGCACCGATGAAGAAGATGAGCAAGGGCGAACGGATGGCCCAGCAGAGAATGCTGAATGAGCAGAGAAAGGCCAAGCTGAAAACAAGAGGATAAGCATGTCGAAAGCCATCATCTTTCGCCAGAAAGGCGACTGGAAAAAGACCCGGAAATTTTTGAAGCGATGTTCCGACCTCGACCTGGACGACGTACTGAACCTGTACGGCCAGGAAGGGGCGGATGCCCTTGCGAAAGCGACCCCCAAGGACACGGGAAAGACCGCGGCCAGCTGGAGCTACGAGGTGACAAAGGGCAGGGAAAGCATCGTTATTACATGGAAAAACTCCAACATCGTGGACGGCGTGCCCATTGCGGTGATCCTGCAATATGGCCACGGAACACGAAACGGAGGGTATGTAGAGGGTGTGGATTACATTAACCCGGCAATGCGGCCGGTCTTTGAGCGGATCGCGGCCAGAGCATGGGGCGAGGTGAGGACAGAATGAGCAGGGAAGTGGACAGCCGCGTTGTTGAAATGCGGTTCGACAACGAAAACTTTGAGAAGAATACAAAAAAGACCATCTCGTCCATCGATAGGTTGATGGAAAAACTCCAGTTCAAGGGAGCGGAAAAGGGCTTTGAGAAGCTGGACGCAGCCGCGGAGAACGTGGACTTTGCCACCATGCAGCGCAGTCTGGACACGCTGGAGAACAAATTCTCAAGCCTGAACATCGTAGCAACCACGGCGCTGGTGAACATTACCAACAAATTTGTGGACGCGGGCGAGAAGCTGGTCAAGAGCCTGTCCATCGATCAGGTGGCCAGCGGCTGGGACAAGTACACCGAAAAGACCTCCAACGTTCAGACCATCATGAACGCCACGGGCAAGAGCATCGATCAGGTGAACGGTTACCTGAACAAGCTGATGTGGTACTCCGATGAGACCAGCTACAGCTTCAGCGAGATGACCAGCGCTCTTTCCCAGATGACGGCTGCGGGCGGCAACATCGACAAGATGATTCCCATGATCATGGGCATTGCCAACGCCACCGCAGACGCGGGCAAGACGGGCTTTGCGTTCCAGAGCACCATCCGGAACCTGACCCAGAGCTACAGCGCCGGACATTTGCAGCTTCAGGACTGGAAGAGCCTGAACCTGATGGGTACGGCCACCAAGGCCCTGAAGCAGGAGCTCATTGACACAGCGGTGGAGCTGGGCACCCTGAAAAAGGGCGAGGTGACCATCGCCAGCTTTGAGTCGAGCCTGCAGAAGAAGTGGGCCAACACTGAGGTCATGGAAAAGACCTTCGCAAAGTATGCTTCCATGATGGAGGCGGCCTATGAGCTGACCCAGAAGAACCCGGGCATGACCAGCTCCGAGGCCCTTGAAAAGCTGAGCGGTCAATACGGTGAACTGGCAGAACGTGCGGCACTGGCGGCCCAGCAGGCAACCAGCTTTGGACAGGCCATTGATTCCACCAAGGACGCGGTCAGCTCTTCCTGGATGAAAGTCTTCGAGACCTTCTTTGGCAACAAGGAAGAGGCCACCGACACATGGACGGAGCTGGCGAACCGGCTGTACGACATCTTTGTGCCGCCCATCGAAGCGCTGAACGAACGGCTGAAGGACGGACTGAACAGCGGATGGAATAAACTGCTTGAAAATGAGCTGGGCGATCAGGCGGACGCTTACGCTTATGCCATGCAGCAGGTGGCCCTTGCAAGCGGAGCCATTACCGAAAAGCAGATCTCCGATGCAGGTAGTTTTGGCGAAGCCATCAAACAGGGAGGTATCAGTGCAGATCTTTTGAAAAAGGGCCTGGATGAAGCACAGGCAAGTGCAGAGAAGATGCTGACCCTGAGCGATGCCGAATTAAAGGCGCGAGGACTTGAGCGGGAGGAAATTGAGAAACAGGCAAGCGCATTTGAAGAACTGAATCAAAAGGTTCAAAATGGAACGCTTGATCTGGAAGGATACTCGAAACAGATCCGGGAACTTTCCGGCCGAGAGCATCTGGTGCAGAGCCTGTGGAACCTGATGGATGCAGTGAGTGCCATAGTGAAGCCCATCCATGAGGCATTTCAAGATATTTTCCCGCCAAAGACAGGCGAGGAGATCAAGAGCTTTGCACAATGGCTAGACAGTATCACAAAGAAGCTTATCATCAGTGATGATACGGCCAAGAAGATTAAGACAACCGCAGAGGGCGTATTCTCTGTTTTGCGGGTCGGGAAAGATATTCTGGAAGGTATCATTTCTGGTGTGGCACGGGTTCTGAACCTGACAAAACCTTTGGCCGATATTCTGCTGGATGCGGCATCGGCTGCCGGTGAATTTGCTTCGGAGATCACGAAAGGGCTTCACCCGCTGGATACCATTGGTACTTGGGTGACCAATTTTGTGGATGCGGCTGCTCCGGTGTTTTATTCTTTTGGCTCTGTTGCGGACAAGATCTTTGCACAGCTTGCACAGGGTGCGAAAGAAGCATTCAATGAATTTGACCCAGAGAAACTGAATCAGTTTATTCTGGGCGGCATGGGAGCCAGTATGTTGGTCTCCCTCAAGGGGTTCTTTGAAAGCATCAAGTCCATCGGTTCCAGTGCAAAGGATGCGGTCGGCGGTATCAAAGACTGCATCGAATCTCTGGGCGAGGCAGTCGATGCGTGGAAATCGGCCAAGAAGGCGGACACTTTGATGACGATCGCCAAAGCAGTGGCCCTGATGGCTGGTTCTTTGGCGGTTCTCTCCATGGTGAAAGCAGACCGGCTTGGTGCTGCGATCGGTGCACTGACTGTTACGTTCGGTGAACTGCTGGGTGTGATGGCAGTGATGACCCAGCTGACGAAGAACGTGCAGAGCCTGAAGCTGAGTGTTCTCGCCGGTGGAATGGTGGCAGTTACGGCAGCCGTTCTGGTCCTTTCGGGTGCGTTGAAAGTCATTTCGACCATTGACTCTGATAAGCTGCTAGGAAGTGTGGCCGCCCTTGGTGGTGTTATGCTCGAGTTGGCCGCAGTTGCGGCAGTTCTCTCGAAGGATGGCGGGCGCTTTACGAAAGGCACTGCCGGGATGATGGCCTTTGCAGTGAGCATCCGAATCCTTGCTTCAAGTGTGAAAGCATTGAGTGGGCTGAACCTTACCTCTCTTGGGAAGGGTATCGGTGCGGTTGGCGCTTTATGTGCCGAGCTTATGATATCTGCCAAGATGATGGATGGCGTGAAATTTGGCATCGGAAAGGGAACGGGCCTCGTTCTGATGGCAGCATCCATGGAGATCCTTCAGGATGCGGTTGCGAAGTTCGCCGAGATGGATCTGGAATCCATTGGACGTGGGCTGCTTGCCATGGCAGGTGGGCTGGCAGCATGTGTGGCCGCTCTGAATTTCTCAAAAGGAACCATTGGCAGTGCAATCAGCCTGACCATGATGGCTGCGGCAGTGAATCTTCTGGTTCCGGCATTCCAGGGGCTTGGAAATCTGAGCTGGGAAGCAATTGGTAAAGGACTGCTGACCATTGTGGGTGCTTTTGTGGTGCTGGGTGGCGCGGCAGTCATACTTTCGCCTGTAACGCCGGTCATTGTGGCATTAAGCCTCTCGCTAAGTGCACTGGCCCTGAGCCTTGGTGCACTGTTGGCATTGAGCTCTGCCGCAAACTTTGTACAGAATCTGGCATCTAGCCTAAGTTTGCTGAACGGCCTGAATTTCCAGGTATTTTTGAACGGCATCAAGGCACTGGCATGGACGCTGGTCGAATTTATCGCCGGTGTTTTCCAGGGTCTGGCCGAGGTGGCAAGCAGTCTGGTGACTTCAATCGCCAAAATCATCAAGGCTATCTGCGACGCGATCATTCTGGCGGCCCCCTCGATCGGACAGGCGCTGTATGTTTTGGGCACAACTGTGATCGATACGGTGGTGAGCCTGACAGAGTATATCTGGGAGAAAATCGAGCCAGCACTGAACGACCTCTGGACGAAATTCACGACCTGGGCAGGGAGCCACAACCCGCTCGATCCGAAAAACTGGGGCGGGCAGGATAAGGGCGTTTCGGCCCAGACATTCGTGCTGCCTTTTGCGGATATTCTGGATGAGCTGAAAAACGGCGATTCCATGATGGCGGGCATCTATCAGGCATTTGCAGGCATCGGTAAAAATGCAAGCGAGGGCATGAAAGAAGGCCAGCTTGACGGTAAGAAGGAAGCCGCAGATGCTTCAGAAGAAGTTGCGAACGCGGTCATTGAGACCAGCAAAACGACTTTCGATTCTCATTCTCCATCCCGGGTGATGGCAGAACTTGGCCGGTATGTGACCGTGGGACTGGCGGAAGGCATTGCCGACCCGAGTGCACTGGCACAGGCCAAGGCGAACATGCTGAACGTGGCTTCTTCCATCCGAAGCGTATTTACGACATTCTGGGGCATCCATTCGCCCAGTGACCTGGCAGCAAGCGACAGCGAGAACATTCTCGAGGGCGCACTATTGGGTATCGGTGACAAGCAAAAACAGGAAGAACTCCGGCAGGCAAGCTATTCTGGCGCGTTGGTGATGAAGGACGGCTTCCTCCAGGCTATCGACGAGACGACCCTTGCGATCCAGAAGAAGATGCCTGAGCTCTACAATGCGTTCAAGCTGAGCACCCTGCACCCTGGCAATCTAATTTATCAAAATGGATTGTCTACCGCGATGGATGAGTTCAGCGATGCAATGGATGATGCAATTGTCATCCCCGGCAAAACCGGCCTGAAGAAAGCGGGCAGCAGCCGGAACGCAACAAAATCCGAAATTGCAAATGCCAAGCAGGGAAACGCGGATGCCCAGAAGGCACTGAACGATCCGTATGGCATCCTCGGTAACTGGTGGCAGAAAGCACAGGACGCTGTGGCCGACGCAGTCACCCCGACCAGTTCCACGAAATCCAAAGTTTCCAAATCCGGCAAATCACTGGCAGACACGCTGGCGAGTGCCTACTCTGACCAGCTGAAGGCCAACAAGACCGAGATGTCCAACGCCACCGGCGAATACGCGCTGTGGGAAGTGACGGGCGGCGACACGGCCACGGTGGAAGAGCTCATCACCAAGAAGACCGAGAGTCTGACAAGGGAGATCGAGCTCCAGACCAAACGGGTGGGCATTGCGAAAGAGCAGTACGACACCCTGCTGGCCAAGGTGGGTGCAAACAACAGCAAGACCAAGGACGCATACGGTACCCTGCTGAGCGAGCAGAAGACGCTGGCGGAGCTTCAGAGAAGCAAGCAGGACAGCATCCTGAAGGTCATTCAGGAGCGATACGAGACCGATGCCAAGACCGCTGAGGACGAATACGAGCTGTGGAGCGCCCTGTACGAGGACAGCGCCGAGGTGACCGAGAAGTCCAACAAGAAGATCGACTACATCAACCGGAAGATCAAGAACCAGGCGGAGATCCTGCTGGCCACCGAGAAGGACTACATCGCCATCAAAAACGAGTTCGGCGAGGCAAGCCAGAAGACCCAGGCGGCCTACCAGCAGTATCTGGAAGCGCAGACCGAACAGCAGAAGCTCATCAACGAGCTGAATCAGGCCCAGCTGGATGCCTACGACAGTAAGGTCTCCTACCTGGAAAAGCAGGAGAAGCTGGTGACCAACCGGCAGAACATGCTGGCCAAGCTCTACGGAGACGGTGACCTTGCGGGCCGGGAGGATGCTTACAAGGCTGCGGTGGAACAATACGGAGCCGACAGCGTCCAGGCACGGAAGGCAGCTACCCAGGGCACCATGACCGCCATCATCGGCGTGGGCACGGCACTGGACAGCATGAGCTACAGCCTGAAGAAGGTAACGAACAAGCAGCTGAAGTACGACGAGGCTGTGAAGAAGTTTGGCAAGAACAGCGAGACCGCACTGGATGCACTGGCAGACCTGCAAAGCGAACAGTACAACTTTGTGGGCTTTGCGGAAAATCTGGCGGATGCCTTTGAACTGGACGACTCCGGCAAGCGGATGATGATGCAGCTGGGCTACTCCATCTCGAAGAACTGGCGGCCCATTCAGGAGGGCTTCAACAGCGTCTGGGCACAGGTGCAGAAGAGCGCCCCGGAAATGGCCTCGAAGCTCAGCAGAGCCTTTGGCGTGGCCACCAAGGACGGCGTGACCGAAGTGATCACCGACCTCTTTGGCACCATTACCGCCCTTGTGAGCGGTGACTGGGGTGGGGCAGTGACCGGCGGCATTACCACCGTGTTGGACTTTATGGGCACGGAATTCGGCCGCCTGCTGATGAGCAAGGGCATGAACGCTCTGCTGGGACTGCCCAAAGCCTTCAGTGCACTGGCCCAGGGCGGCGGTACCCTGAAGGTGATGGGACAGGTGGTCAAGGTGACCGGCGTGACCGAGAACCTTGGCAGCATCCTGGGCAACATGAGCGGCCTGCTGGGCTCTGCCACGGGCGGCACGGGACTGCTGGGAGAAGCACTGGGCGGCCTTGGCAGCATCGGCGAGATGATCACCGGCTCCGGTGGCTTACTGGGCGGTCTGGGAGAACTGGGCGGCACTCTGGTGAGCGTGCTGGGCTCCATTGGCCCAGAAGGCTGGCTCATTGGCGCGGCCATTGCGGGCGGCGGACTGCTGATCGCCAACTGGGATCAGGTGAGCGAGTTCTTCAGCGGGTTCTTTGACTGGCTGGGAAATGCCTTCTCACACCTGTGGGACTGGATCAGCAACGGCTTCAAAGGCCTGGTGGACGTGGGCGGAAACCTGATCTCCGGACTGTGGCAGGGCATTACCGGCGCGGCGGGTGCGGTGTGGAACGGCATCTGCGACTTCGGCAGCAGCATCGTGAACGGATTCTGCGACTTCTTTGGCATCCATTCCCCCAGCCGCGTGATGGCGGGCATTGGCGAATACCTGAGCCTGGGTTTGGCGCAGGGCATCACCGACGAGACCGACTCCGTGGTGCAGGGCGTACAGGACGTGAGCGACACGGCCCTTTCCACCATGATGGATCTGGCCCAGCGGGTGGGCGACATTGCCAGCGATGACTTCGAGTATGAACCCAGCATCCAGCCCGTAGTGGACATGAGCGATGTTCAAAATGGAGTGGACTGGCTGAACGACACCCTGTTCCAGAACGGCACGGTCGCCCTGAATGCAGAGCGCACCGCAGGCCTTGCTGCCAACGTGGTGCGGAAAGCCGAGATCAACAAGGCCCAGCAGGAAGAGGCCAACAAGCCTGACCCGAATGCCAACTCCAACGCCGACATTGTTTCGAGCGTGGAGGCACTGGGCGAGCACATCGACAGCATTGCCCGGGCCGTGGCCAACATGAAGGTCCAGATGAACGGCCGGAAACTGGTGGGTGAGATCATCAACGATGTGGACGAGGGGCTGGGGAAGATCGCCAGCAGGAGGTAAGAACCATGGGTTATATTTTGCCGGAAACCGGGGATGGGAGGGTTCAAAACCTCATCGTCCCGGTCAGTCCCTCGTATGAATCCAGTATTCCGGACTGGGGGAGCGAAAGCTTTTCTTTTCAATCCTACGGTTTCATGCCCGTAGAGCAACCCTATGTTTCCAAAAATCAGGAAAAGGTGACGACCGTGACCCTGCCTGGGGTCCATGGCAGTCTGATCCAGCCAGTGTTTCTGGATGCGACAAACACACATAAGAATTGGGAGGCCCGCACAGGGTCTCTCGATTTTTATTATCTGCCGAATGGAATAAATCATATTTTGTGGGACCATGATCTGTATGCGCACTCTGTGCACTATTCTGGGAACGACCGCAGAACGGATGAAAACCACGATCATCCATGGTGCTTCTTCGGACAATACCATAAAATGCTCCACTTCTTGCAGGGGCGACGTGCAGAGACCCTATATATCCCTGGAGAAGAGGGCGGCTTTGGGCGCTATCAGGTTGGATACATGGATGCTCCCCACGCCATCCGGATGTGGTGCAGCAAGGTGAAACCGGATCATTCCGGAAGAACGACGGTGACAGTTTCCTACGATATCCAGCCCGGATTACCGTATTGTGACCAGAAAGAATATAGCGATTAGGTGTAAAAGATGGACCATTCTATCACGATCAACGGCACAAAAAACACATGGAAAGACTGGCACCTGATCCCCTGTGAGATGCCCGTGGTGGCACCTCCGACAGAGCGGATGATTCTTGTGACGGTGGCGGGCCGGTGCGGAACGGTAGACCTTTCCCACAGTCTGACGGGAAATCCTGTTTTCGAGAACAGGGAGGGAAGCTGGGATTTCTATGTGGAAAACGAGAGCTGGCAAAGCTCTAACGAAACGAATTATGACATCGTTGTAAGAACATCGGGCCATTACGCGGCGGAACAGATCGCACAATGGCTTGGATTGAATGCCGGGCGGTTCCAAACAGTCGTGTTGGAGGACGACCCGAACTTTACTTACACCGGGCGTGTCTGGGTAGATGAAAAAATCCAGTGGAAGAACGGGCATACGGTGCTGACGCTGAACTACAGCCTCTATCCGTATGCCACCGTTCGCTGGAATGATCTGTGGAAATGGGATGATTTCTGTTTTGAACGGGATATCGCATGGTATCGCCAAGCAGAATTGAAGAATCGCGCCTTAGCCGCAGGAGAGGTGCTGACCCTGCAACTGCCACCCAGCGATGTTCGCTATCCGATCACCGTGCGCACGGGAAGCGGTTCAAGCGTGGAAGTTGTGTTTCTGAAATCGCTAAGATACGACAGCTATGCCACGAGCAGCAGCCCGGACATTCGCTCAGAGACCAAAACATGGACACTGGGCTCAAACATTTTTCTGCCCGTCAGTGAGACCATCGGCGTGGAATATGACCCGGGTTATACCTACTGGGAGCTGAAGGTCACCGCCAAGTCAGCTTCGACCGTGACCGTGACCATTGGCAACCCACAATTCCTGTGAGAAAGGAGAAATGTTCAAAATGGCATATCAGGTGTATGCGGGACGGTGTTCCGGCCATGCAAAATGGAAATGGACCAGCAAAGACCTTATTTGGTCCATGGACCACCCGGAGTATATCATCGACCCGGAACTGACTCAGGCAAAAAATGAGATCGGTAGTCTTACCTTTACTGTGCCGAAACTCCTTCTGGGGCCGCAAGGCGTGTCGAATACAGCTAACCCCTTTTACAACAGCTTCACCGAATCGGTTACAGTCGTTGCGGTCTATCAGGATGGTGCCCTTTACTGGATCGGATATGTGAATGAAGTCACACTGAACTTTGATCTGAGCAAGAGCATTGTTGTTGAGGATGTACTTGGATTCCTGAAGCGGGATACCGTTTTCGTCCGGCCTATGTCCTATTACATTACTTTGCCAAACGGCATTGATATCGAAAAGCAATCTTTATGGATAAACGCTCAATTTACAAATCCCTATTGGGACGATAATAATTCGCCCCTGCGCTCTCCGTTTTTTAACACCGGCACGGTAAACGTTCAGCGGAATGTCCAGAAGGATTTTTCTAAGGATGGCACGGATGTTTCCATCTGCTGGGATGCCATCAACAGCCGCTGGACAGACGACTATGACGGTTATTTCCGGGCGAGGTATGTTGAATCCGACAACGAGATCACGTTCTATCTGGATTACACGACCGATATTTCGGCCACAACAACACAGACCGTGAAGTATGGCGTGAACATGCTCGATCTCGAGTGCACCAGCCGCATCCCTGATGATTTTGTGAACGTGGTATACAGTGACCGTCTGAGCACTACGACCAAAGGATGGTGGATCTTCGCGACCAGTCAGACGAATTATATCTCGGGAAACGCACAAGATCAGGCTTCCATCAAAAAGTACGGCGTATATGCCCGGCGTATTGTCGATGACACAGCAACGACTGATGATGCATTGTGTGAGGTCTGTAAGAAAGCGCTTGCTACTTACAAGCAGACCATCGAGAAGACCGTTCAGGTGGAAGCATTTGATTTGTGCGACGCTGGTGTTTCGACTGACCATCTGGGCTTTTTGAAAAAGACTCGGATCATTGCAACGCCCCACGGCATCGATGAGTGGATGGTGTGCACGAAAGAGATACTGCCGCTGGACAAACCTGATCAGAAAAAGTTTACCTTTGGTCGGCCTCCGGAAAAGCTGACCAAACAGCAGAACAAAACGACGACATCGACCCAGCAGACGAAAACCAACGTAGAGGGCCTGATTCGCCATGCACAGGGCTGAACCGGATAACACTGTGCGAAATTTCAAAATGGAGTGCCCCCGTAACAGAGGGAAGGTGTGAGAAATATCGATGGCAACTTTAGACTACGATAAGATCATAAACGGCATCCGGAAAGCACTGTATGGCTACGAAGTGCGGGAGTATCTGGCCCAGAGCATGGAGTGGACGAAAGCATTTGTGACCCAGAGCGTGGTACAGATCAAGGACTACCTCCGTCAGGCCGAAGCGGCACGGGATGCGGCAAAGGCAAGCCAGGATGCTGCCAAGGTGAGCGAGACCAACGCAAAAGCCAGCGAGAATGCAGCAAAGGCAAGCCAGAACGCTGCGGCATCCTCGGCTTCTGCGGCGGCAAGTTCGGCCAGTGCGGCAAAGACCAGCGAAACCAACGCCAAAGCCAGCGAGAATGCCGCCAAGACCAGTGCGGGCAACGCAAAGGCATCCGAGACGAATGCGAAAGCCAGCGAGAGTGCGGCGAAGACCTCGGAGACCAATGCAAAGACCAGCGAGACCAACGCCAAGACCAGCGAAACGAAGGCTGCCGCCAGCGCCACCAATGCCAAAACCAGCGAGACCAACGCGAAAGCCAGCGCTGACAGCATGGGAACCAGCGTGGCCACCTGCACCGCCAAGGCCAAGGAAGCCGAAGCAAGCGCAGGGAAGGCAGCGGCAAGTGAGAGAAATGCGAAGACCAGCGAAGGAAACGCCAAGGCCAGTGAGGACGAAGCCCGCCAACTGGTGGAAGAGGCCAAGAAGGTGGTGAACACCGACAAGACCCTGACCATTGACGGTGCACCGGCAGATGCAAAGACTGTGGGTGACAAGTTCAAGAGCATCAAGACAGACTGGAATTCCGTGACGGATAAGCCGGAGACGTTTCCACCGAGTGCGCATACGCACAGTTATGCCGGAAGTGCGAGCGCGGGAGGAGATGCCACAAGAGCGCTTGGTGTCAAGGATTATGCTGGCAGTCAAACAATTGAAATTGGCTATGCAACTGCGGGCCTTACAACCTCAAATTTGACGCACATTGCAGGTTATACGGAAAATGGTACGAAAATCAAAGATGTCTCCAAGGATGTGCTGAAAAGCTGGCTCGGGGTTAGCAACCCTTACCCCGTCGGCTCGATCTACATATCCACCCGCTCCACCAGCCCGGCCAGTTTATTTGGTGGAACGTGGGAGAGCATTGCCAGTGAACGTGTGCTGATGGGCGTTTCCAGCTCCCACGGCGCAGGCAGCACCGTAAGCGCAGGTCTGCCGAATATTACGGGTGTACTGAAAGATCTGTTCGTAAGTGGCCACTTCAACCAGTCAACCGGCGCATTCAAGCGATCCTCTGCCAGCAGTTTCAGCGAGAAAACAGACAGCTCGGACTGGCTAGGGTGGGCAGACGCACAGTTTTATGCATCTGATTCCAACTCAATTTACGGAAATAGCTCCACTGTACAACCAGCGGCTTACTATGTTTATATGTGGCGGCGTACTGCGTGATCATGCGGTTCTGCGCCACATATAGACGTAATACGCAGCGGGCTGGACTGTCGAACTGTTACCATAAATCGAATTGGACCAGCCTGCATTAAATTTCAGGTTGTAGCCAGAATCATTCACTGCGTCTGCAATGTAAGATTTCTGTGTACCAAAGCCCAATGCACCACTATGTGCCGCGGTATAGCGCACAAGACCACAACCCGGGTCACGTTCAATTTCACCTACAATATTCGGCAGACCTGCGCTGAGAAGTGCGAAAACTGCCGAAAGTCCGAAATAAAAAATTCAAAATGGAAGGAGATGAACCTCTATGGAAGATGATTTCTACTATGGAGAGCTCCCCGAATTGCCGCCCCCTGTGGCGAACACTGCTCCAGAGCTTGTGGACGAGGATGACAACCCCGTGGAGAACCCTGACCTCGAGCTTGGCTGGCTGAAGAACGAGACCAAGACCGTGCACCATGATGCGGTAGAAGGCGTGAAAAAAGTCAGCCATTATGAGGTGAACCTAAAGCCTGATGGAACCCCCGCTATTTACTATGATGCCAATGGCAAGGAGTATGGTCGGGATGTCCATGAGGTGATCGATGTTCCCGGTGTACAGGCTCGGGATGCCTACGACGAAGAAGTGGCGTTCATACGATACATCAAGTACACGGCTGAAGAACTGGCGAAAAAGAAAGCCGAAAAAGAGAAGCAGGAAGAACGTCAGAAAGCCGTGGATACCCTGCCCGAAACACTGGCCGCCCTGCAAAGCGCCCAAACCGACACCGACAGCCTGGTGGTGGATCAGGAGTACCGGTTGACCATGCTGGAACTGGGGGTTACGCCGGAGGCATAAGAGTCGGGTCAGCCCATTTGTATCGTTTCGCTTATTGGCCCACTGAAAAGGAATGCTGATGAGCGATTTTTTACATTAAGATGGCTCATGCAGAACGTGAGCAGAAAGGAATCAAAATGGAACTCTACAACACCTGTGCACGCCTGATCGAACGCGGTAAGACCAACGGGATGCAGCGGAAGCTGGATATCTTCTTTGCCAATGACCGCCTGACCGAAGAGGAGTACGAGAAGCTGTGCACCCAGCTGGCCGAGAAACTGAAGGAGCAGGGGAATGCTTGATGTCATCGACGTTTCCCGCTGGCAGGGAGCCATTGACTGGAAAAAAGTCAAGGCCAGCGGAAAAGTAGGTGGTGTGATGATTCGTGCAGTTTCCACCAAGAGCGGGCAGCTCTACGTCGATCCGTGCTTTGAAGCGAACTATGCCGGGGCCAAATCTGTAGGTTTGCCGGTTGGCGTATATGCTTACACCGTTGCGGTAACGGAAGGCATGGCAAAGAAGGAGCTGAACCTGCTCAAGACCTGCCTGGAAGGAAAGAGCTTTGAACTGCCCATTGCTATGGACGTGGAGGACCCCCGTCTGAAAGGTCTGCCCGCAGCCGAGTTGACGAAACTTGTCAAAATGGAGCTCAGGGAGATCGAAAAGTGGGGGCTGTACGCGATCCTGTACACTTACTCGAACTTTGCCGACTACAACCTGAACATGTGGCAGCTGAACGACTTTGACCTATGGCTGGCGGACTACCGGAACAAGCGGCCGACCCGCAAGCACGGTATGTGGCAGTACAGCTCCAAGGGCAATGTGGCTGGTGTGAGCGGCGTGGTGGACATAAACCATGTCTACAAGGATTACCCGAGTATCATTGCAAAAGCGGGTCTGACAAGCGTGAAGGGAGCGTGACCCCCACGGAAAGCTTTATCTTGACACATCTGAACGAGATCGTGTCGATCCTGGTGGCAGGCATCATGGGCTGGATGGGTAAGACGCTCTGGGCGACCATTCAGGAGCAGAAAGCGCTGAAAAAAGGCGTGAAAGCGATGCTCCATGATCGATTGTATCAGAGCTGCCGGTATTATCTTCATCAGGGGTATGTGGACGTGGAAGGGCTGACGAACGTCGGCGTTATCTATGAGGCATACCACGAACTGCATGGAAACGGCACCGGCACGAACCTGTATGAGCGAGTGGAAGGCCTGCCTGTCCGGGAAGAACACGCTATGACGTGAGAGGAGATTTCAAAATGGAACAGAACACGACCGTGACCGCCGCAACGTGGGCAAGAACCATCTGCCTGCTTGTGGCGCTGCTGAACAGTCTGCTGACCGCCTTTGGTAAAAGCCCGCTGCCCATTGACAACGAGCAGCTCCAGCAGGTGGCAAGCACCCTCATCACCGTAGTGGTGGCCATTGTGAACTGGTGGCAGAACAACTCCTTTACGAAGGAAGCCATTGCGGCGGACAAGCTCTATGCGGAGCTGAGGGCCAAGAACAACCAGTAATTATTTAACCTGCAAAGGAGGATCTTTATGAACCAGTATTATGGTGCATATCCTCCGCAGAGCCTTACTCCTCAACAGGCAGCTGCTCTGGGAGGATGGCAAAACAATCAGAACCTGCAACAGATGCAGGGGGTGGGAATTCAAAATGGATATCCGCAGCAGTTCGTACAGGCCATCCCTGGACGAATGATCCATGACATCCAGGAAGTACGCCCCAACGAAGTGCCCAACAACGGCACGGTGGCCATCTTCCCGAAAGATGACATGAGCTGTGTGTATGTGAAGTATCTATCGAATGTCGGGAAAATCGAAACCATGACCTTCGTTCCCATGGCCCAGACCGCTGAGAACCCGCCTGAAAATGGTGAGCTGGCAGAGATCCGGGACAAGCTGGACGAGATCAAGCGTTTGGTACAGAAAAAGTCAAGACCTTACCGCAAAGAACCTTATAAACACGGAAAAGAGGGACTGAACCATGAACCAAACGCCGAATAACCCGAGAATGAACTTTGTGAACCGTCTACTGGCGGGAAACCCACAGTTGCGAAACAACCCGATGGCACACAACGCGCTGTCGGCAATTCAAAATGGAGACGACGCGACGGGTGAGCAGATCGCCCGGAACTTGTGCGAGAGCTACGGGATCACACCCGAGGAGGCCTACGCACAGGCAATGCGGTTCTTCAGAGGTCGTTAAAAGCAAACGGACGTTAAACATATCCCAAGTGATGTGAATTGAGCTTTTGCTCAGGATACGCGCGGCCTGAAAGAAGGCTCAGTGAACATATCCGTATTTTCCACTCACTGAAATTTCCAAAGGAGGAAATGATATGTTTAACAATGGTATGATGGGCATGATCCCGAGTCTGGCTGACATCGCTGCTGTGACCGGCAACCGGAACGGCAATGGCTGGGGCGACGGCTGCGGTGCATGGTGGATCATTGTGATCCTGTTCGCTCTGTGGGGCGGATTTGGCAACTGGGACGGCAACGGTTTTGGTAACCACGGGAATGGCTCTGCAACCCGCAGCGCTCTGGCAAGTGCCGCTACCCAGGCAGATATCCAGCGTGGATTCGACAATCAGAGCGTCATCAACAAGCTGAATGGCCTGGAGAACGGTCTGTGCGACGGTTTCTACGCCATGAACACCAGCCTGCTGAACGGCTTCAACAACACCAACACCGCGATGCTTCAGGGCTTTAATGGCGTGAACACTGCCATGATGCAGGGTAACTTCGGCATCCAGCAGGCAATCAACGCCGACACGGTCGCCAACATGCAGAACACCAACGCCCTCCAGACCCAGCTGGCAAACTGCTGCTGTGAGAACCGTCAGGGGCAGGCACAGATCCAGTACGACCTGGCCACCAACACCTGCGCCATCACGACCGCTATCGCCAACCAGACACAGCAGATCATGCAGAACGACAATGCAAATTATCGCCAGCTGCATGACGAGATCGTTGCAAACCGCATGGCCGACAAGGATGAGACCATCGCACAGCTGCGCACTCAGGTGAGCCAGATGACCCTCGCTGCAAGCCAGCAGGCTCAGAACAACTATCTGGTGAACCAGCTGCGTCCGGCTCCCGGTCCTGCCTACATCGTGCAGAACCCCTACGCCGGTACCGGTACTCTGGGCTGCCAGATCGCTGGTCTGACCGGGTGCTGCAACATGGCCGCCTAAGCGAAATTTCAAAATGGAGGGGCGCTGGGAGACTGGCGCTCCTTTCTTATTGATATTTGAAGGAGGATTTGCAGATGATCGAGATATCCAATTCTGCTGCTCAGACCCTGGAAGTCGGTCAGGCGATTCTGTTTGACGTGACGAACCTCAAGACCCGTTGCACCGCCGAATGTCACCGTGCGGGCATGAGTGATGTAAAGCTCAGACTGCCCGGCATTTACGAAGTGGCGTTCTCGGGCAACATCGCAGGTGTGGCTGCCGGTACGGTTCAGCTTAGCATTTCCGCAGGGAATGCAGTGCTCCCCGGCTCCAACATGATCGTGACCAGCACCGCTGCCGGGGATGCCTTCAACGTGGCGAAAACCATGCTGCTGGGCACTGGCTGCGGCATGTATGACGTGATCCGCATCGTGAACACCGGAACGGCCGCTCTGACTGTTTCGCCCGGTGCGAATCTCATCGTGCGGAAGCTTTCGTAAGGAGGAACCAACATGGAGAATCGTTGCATGGAGAGCGTTTGCTCGATGATGGAAACTCTGGTGGATGCCTTCAATGGAGAGCTGGCGAAGGGAATCGAGAGCGTGAACACCCACGAGGCAGGGGAAGTGACTGACATGATCAAGGACCTTGCCGAAACGAAGCGGAATCTGTACGAAGCCTGCTACTACGAGAAGGTCAGCAAGGCCATGAACGAAGCGGAAGACTATCGGATGGGGTACACGCCCTCGACGAAACAGCACCGTTACATGGAGAAGTGGCTGCGTGACCCGGACGAGTTCGAGAGGGAGATGCGTGACGACCACGGGGAGTTCCCTCTGCGTCGGCGTGGGGAGTTTGAGCATGAGGGCAGACAGTACGGCAAGCCTTATGGCGAGTACCTGGAAGCCCGCAAGCACTACACCGAGAGCCACACGGCCATGGACAAGGCGGAGATGGAGCGCCGGGCAAGCGAGCACCTGACGAGCGCGATGAGCACCATCCGAACCATTTACGGGGATGCTGACCCTGACCTGCGCAAGAAGATCAAGGCTGACTTCACCAAGCTCGTGGCGGACATGCCCGCATAATTCAAAATGGAACGGTTTACGGTAAACGGGTGGCTTTGGCGCATCCGTTTTGTAGACCCGGACAGCCCATACCTTGTGGATCGCACCGGACGCAGGACTCTTGCCGTGACAGACCCGAAGCTGCAACATGTGTTTGTGGCACGAGGACTGAGCGGGGGAAAGCTGCGAAGGGTGCTGATCCATGAGCTGGGCCATGTTACCTTAGTCAGTTACGGTCTGCTGCCAGAGCTGCACCGCATGGTGAAATCGGCCTACTGGGTCGATGCTGAAGAATGGGCTTGCAATTGGATCGCGGACTATGGTAATATGATATTTAGAAAGGGCTCCCAGATATTGGGCTATGATATTTTGAGCGACGTTTCCGACCGGGCTGTTTGAGATGCGGCCAATTGATGTACGGATGTGAAATAGAGCTCACGATACGAGACTGATATTTGAAAGACTTTCACGAAAGAAAAAAGCCCCTGAGTATCTGCGAGTCGAGCCGCGGAATATTCAGGGGCTTTTATTTTTTGAATTCAGAGACCGTTAAACATGTGATTGGATTTGATTGAACGAGGATTATTCTTTGATTAGTCCTATATTTTGAGAGAAAAATGACGTTGGTGTGTTGGGGTAAAAGTCTTCTGGAAGAGCTGAAGTAATACGAAGCATCGAATAAAATGCGAATCCATGATGTATTTGAACGTGATTGAATGCCGAAAGTAGTGGCTTGACGCACACAACTCGCACATTACTCCTACATTATTCATATACGATATTCCTATATCTGCCTACACAATAATCCTATACTAATTTTTTGAGGAGTACATCATTTGATCTTTTCGATTTCGTTTCGGAGCCAGTCCATCCCAGGTTTTATATAATACTTCTCGGTCACGTCGTCGATATAGTGACCGAGAATTTTCTTTAGTGCATATTGATCCATTTTAGCTTTCTTTGCCATGGTTGCGAACTGAACACGACCATCATGGGGGCGATGACTTTTATCTAGCCCCAAGGCATCGCGTGCTTCTATAAGTCGAACATAATACCGATCGTATGTATATGCCTTACCAGGTTGGGTATCTGATTGAAATACATATTCGCTCCCTGCGGCAACAGCTTCATTATAGTGCTGTTCGACAAAATGGAATATTTTGGAATGAATTGGCACAATACGATTTTTACCTGCGACAGTTTTGGAGCCCCCATGAAATGTTTTGTTCTCTAAATCAACATCTTCTAGTTTCATGCTCAAAAGTTCATTGGGCCGCCAACCAGAATAAAATTGAATTAAAGTAATATCAAGATATGGATAGACCGGGAGAGCGCCCCAAATCAGTTCAACCTCTTCGTCTGAATATAGGATGTGACTTTTGTCCACTCTAGCTGTTTCTTCTTGATCTGATCTGGAAAGAGCAAAAGACCTTGCATAATTTTGCGGAACAAGCTCGTTCTCTACTGCATAGTCAAACATGAGATTGAACAGGCTTTTGATTCTGCCTTTAGCTGAACGAGGAAGTTCTACTTCGTTGCCACTTTTATAGGTTGTTGCCTCGTCGAGTGCGAGCTTGAGTTGTGGAATACGAACTTGCTGTAATTTCATATTGTGAATTTTGCGAACATACCGCCAGCAACACTCAGTCTTTTCTATCATCTTCTCTCCAACATGCGTCCTGTATTCCTTCAGCCATGCCTGATACAATTCATCCATGGTAATATTTTTCTCGATGGAATATGGATTCTTGTTGTATTCAACTAATGCTAAATATGCATCATTGTAGGTTTCAAAATAAGACTGTGGCTGAAGCGGCTTACAGATTGGTTTCCCATCTAATCCTTTGTCTACGGTTACTAAAACTCTGAACGGCTTTCGTAGATTGCGCCCCTTGATTTCTGAAATCTGTCCGAATCCATTTGGCAGCCTACGACGTTTATTTGCTTTTCTAGGATACACTTGAGCATTCTTCTTGAGTGGAAAACCGCAATGAGGGCATACAAGTGCCTTATCAGAAATTTGCAATTCACACTCTGGACAGGTTATAAGCACTAAAAATACCTCCTTTTTGGCTCTGAATTCTATTCTAGCTTAAACGATACTACGATGATTGTCAATGGTTCATCATTGAAAAAAATAAAAAGCATCACGCACTGCCCCGCTTTCTTCCCTAAAATGCGCATAGAGGACGTAGTAAGATGTCCTTAGAGATTTTTAGGAGGAAAGCTCTATGAATGACCTTATTTTTCCAACAGGATCAGTACCTGTACGAGTTGCCGCAAAAGTATACGGACGTGACCCATCGTGGGTGCGAGCGGGGATTATTTCTGGATGGCTGCCTATCGGAACAGCAACCAGGGACGGCAAGAAAATTACCGACTTAAAAGAAATGAACTCTAAGTTCGGACGTATCAATTTTTACATCTCGCCAAAAGCTCTTTATGAGCAAACTGGATTTTTGTGGAGGGGTAAAGATGGCACACGTTGAACTATCTGAAAAGAATCCGTATTATATTTCAAAGCACCGATACTATGAGCTTAAACATTTCTGCTTGCAGTATCCTGAATGGAAAGATGCCTTGGTCATGCTGGATGCCTGGAAAGCAAAACCAGAAGAACTTCGGACGTATACTGTCAAAGGAAGCCGTGAATCGAACCCCACAGAACAGACCGCCATTGCCAGGGCATTCTTCAGCAAGCGGATTAGCCTTATAGAACACTGCTTGAAAGATATTTCTCCGGCAATCGCACCCTATGTATTAAAAGGAGCGACGGAATGTGTTCCGTATGATGTGCTGCGAATTCATGGCTGCCCCTGCTGCCGAGAAAGTTATTATGAGCAATACCGCAAATTCTTCTGGACATTGAGTATTGAGCGTGGATGACGCGAAAAATACATGGTCCTTTATGGAAGAATAAAGGGTGTTGGTCAGCCAATGAATAATTGGTAGTTGTGACAACTTAAATAGGCATCGATGCGAGTACGGAATGAAACGTTCCATAAAATAAACGGTACTCATCCAATGACTTGGGATTGAAAACTCAAGCATTCTTCTTTTTTATTTTCCGGCGCGAAAAAATACACCTTCTATTATGGAAAGAAATAACAAATTTTAGGAGGTATTTACTATGCTGAAGAATATTGTTGAAGGTTTTGAGGAAATGATGAACTCTATTATGACCGCATTTAACGAGTCGTCCAACGACAAGTATGCGGGTTGGAATGAGGGCGAAGAATTCCTCATGCTGAACGATGTTCGGTGTGGTATCCGCTAATGGATTCTGACCGGAAAACGGGCTCAAGGAAACTTGAGCTCTTTTCTTTTTCTATTCTAGAATAGACTGTTACGATTCAACGCGAAATTTTCTTTGTGCTTTACGGAAGGATGTCTTCCGAATATGAATAAAGGAGATTGAAATTATGGGCAAACGAGTAAAGGTAAATTACGACCGAGGCTATGTGAACGCGATGGATAAGATCCGGGTGTTTATTGAGAGCAATCAGAAAGTTATGTACATTGATACAGGCGAGTATAAGAGCGCTCAGACAGCACGCGGAGCTTACGCCAATGCGATTGCGTTGATTCGGGCGAATGGAATTGTACGGGCTACTTGCAGCCGTGGTGACTTATTCCTGATTCGCAACGACATCTAAGGTGTAGAGAGCTTACGAGAAATCGTAGGCTCTTTATTTTTCATCACGCAGAAGACCGTTTTATCAACTACATTATTAAAAAGGAGAAAATCAAAATGCTGTACATCTACTACGCTGTCCTATTCGCTGCTATCATTCTGGGCCTACTTTTCGGGATGGCACTCTACCGCTGGTTCCATTACCGTGATATTTACGAAGTGGGCGAGCTGTTGATCGGCGAGGAAGATTCCCCGGACTGGCCCTACCTGAGCCTAAGCCTGGATGAGGAGGTGAAGAGTTTTGAGGGCGACAAGTACATTATGCTGCGGGTGCACAAGCTGGACCTGACGCGAGAAAAACATGGTGCTTAATGGAGGAAACTCTAAATTACTTTGTAAAGGAGAAAATCAAAATGGAAAACTATGAAAACAAAGAATTGCTGAAGGAAGCGGCAAAGCAATCGCTCGCCAAGCTGAAGGATCTGGAACCGGGTACGGAGGATTACGAAAAGACAGCGAAGGCGGCATTGCAGCTGTACGAGATGCAAATCAAGAGCGAGGCGCAGGAGAGCGACCAGAACCTGAAAGAAGATGAGGAACGGCGGAAAGGCCAGGAGGTCATCAACGACCAGGAGAAGGCTGCGAAGGCGCGGCACCTTGAGTGGGCAAAGTTCGGACTGAGCTGTGTGACTTTCCTGGGGACGATCGGAACTACGATTTACTGGTCGATTCTGGAAGCTGGCGGCGTTGCACCGCTGTCTTCGGCAATGAAGGATGGTTTACACGAGATCAAGAGAGGCTTTACGGACAGAAAGTAAAGGAGGAACTGAGAGGGTTCGTGGCGAAAGCTGCGGGCTCTCTTTATTTTTATGAGATATCACGACATACCGCCAAAAGAGTGGACGAGCTACTACGGAAGCGTTTACCGATGCAATCACCCGGTGTATCGTGTCTGCACGCTCTACCGGGAACAGGGGAAAGGCCTGTGTGTGATCCAGCAGCGTTACAATGAGAAAACCAAGGCTACTTACTGGAGCGCCATTGACCCCTGGCTGACCGACAAGATCTACCTGCATGAAGGGTTCCGGCAGTATTTTGACAGTCACGCCAAGAAGAAAAACGCAAAGGGCGAATATCCGACTGTGACCGTACGGCAGATCATGTGGGCACTGCGCATGAAACCCCTCAAGAAAGAACGCTGGGAGACCGTGTTTGACCGGAGTTTGATCTGACAAAGGAGAAATATTATGCACGAGCATAATGATGGAACTATAATAATTGAAAAACATGAAGCACATGATACAGCGGAGCTCGAAACCAATGACTATCTTGCCTGGTTAGCCAGAGAGAAACAAAGAATAAACGCGATAAAATCAGCTTATATTATGGAGGTGATTAAGAATGGTACTTATTAACGTTGAAAAGTATTTCAGAGTTCATTGCAGGGCATGCTGCGGCGAACGAATCAAAGAAGAAGCAAAACAACTGGGCGCTTATATTGAGCGGTATGATTACTTTGAAAATAAGCACACAGGTGTTACAAGTTTTATATTTGATGCGCATTGCAGCGAAAAAGAATTCAATGAACTTATGAAGCATTTCGACGAAGATAAAGAAATCATAACGGTTTTCACTAAATGAGTAAGAGAGCTTACGAGAGATCGTAGGCTCTTTTCTTTTTGCCCAAACGCGAAAAATTCTCCTTACTTTATGAGGTGATATGTATGCTGAAAGAGCTGAAAGAACAAAGGAATATATTTCTTTGTCATATGGTTGAAATGACTGGACTATCAAGAGATACAATAAAGAAGTTTGATAACGGAATAAAAATCCGAGATGAAAAGAAAAAGCAAATCGAGATTATGCTTGATGTTATTGAAGAAAACGATATTGTATTTCCGGATGATATTCACACGGAATGGAAAGCATATTACAAAGAATTGTATCTTAAGGAAGCACAATGCAAATATTTAGCTACATTGAAGAAACATCCTGATTGGCGATAAGCCAAAGAGAAGAGCTTACGAGAAATCGTAGGCTCTTTATTTTTGTAAACCACAATATGGGAGGTAGTAACTATGTCAAATGCAAATATGTTCGAGGCTAATCGTATTATGAATGATTTTGAAAAACTCGCAGATATTTTCAAAATTGCAGTACTTAAAGATAGAACTGTAATGAATATCCTGTGTAAAAATTCAACTGCCCAGCTTAGTTTTACTGGTAATGTTTTCTCTTGTAAAGATACTTCCGGCAATCCTATGAAGCTTGAATATACAGTGATGGTCAAAAGAATCAAGTAAACGCGAAAAATTCATGTTCCCTTATGGAAGAGATAGCTCAAATGGGAGAGCACCACTTTATTGTGGAGGTGTGGACTCGATCTCCACTCTCTTTTTTCATTTTTATTTTTGGAGGTTGAACATTATGGAGGACATTATGCTGATTCGGTCGAGTTTTCTGCGCCGCATCATCTCGCAGGTCATCAATAAGATGCTGAAAAAGCAGTTGCCCGGTACAGAGGTACAGCTGGGCGAGGTTCAGGCGAACTGGAGCGAAAAAGAGCAGAAGCTGAAGATTCATCTTGTAGTGGATGCAGAGATGACCAAGGCGCAGCTGATGGATATTCTCAAGAAGGCTGATGTGATCTGACGCGAAAAATTCAGTGCGCTTTATGAGATGATTAGTCTCAAAATTATGTTTTGGAGGTACAAAACTATGAAGAAATTGATTGTAGAAATTATGGGTTGCGTTGCAGTTTATTATGTGATGGAAGCAGTCGTCGTGGTAAGTATGGCGCGTGTATGGTCTGATTTGGTAAAAATGGGGCATACACAGGCTGCAAACGAACTGGACGACACGTTTCACAAAACGTATTGCAAGCGCAACCAAAAAATGTTTGATTTCTTTACGGATTATTATAAGTATCCGGAAAATAAGCACTAATCATTAAGGCAAGAGCTTACGAGAAATCGTAGGCTCTTTATTTTTTCAAAATGGAGGTCAGACAATGAAACTGACAAAAACATGCGCGAAATTCCTGCGCAAACACGGCGGGACTATTCTGGCGGTGGCGGCATCTGTAGGCGTGGTGGCAACGGCCATTGAAACCGGGCGGGCAACCACGAAGGCACAGCACATACTTGAAGTTGACAAGGAGCTGACAAAGTTCAACGAAGACGAGTTCGGCGTGACAGAAGAGCCTCCGACAAAGAAACAAATTGTTCTGATGTGCTGGAAAGCTTACGTTCCTGCGGTGATTCTTGGCGGCGGTACCATTGCCTGCATCCTGGGCTCCAACGCGCTGAACAAGAAGCAGATCGCGAGCCTGACCGCGGCGTATATGGCGCTGGGAAAGACCTATCAGGAGTACCGCAGGCAGGTGGCAGAGCAGATCGGCGTGGAAGAAGAAAAAGATATTTACAAGGACACGCAGGATGTTCTGGAGACCCCCGCCCCGGCAGGCACAGACGAAGAAAAGCTGCTCTGCTACGAGCCTATCTCAAAAAGATATTTCCATGCAACGGAAACGGAGCTGATGGATGCCTTCTACAACGTGAACCGGAACTTTGCGTTGAATGGAGAAGTCTCGCTGAATGACTTCTACTCCTTCCTGCCCGGACTGGACTTTACACCGGAAGGAGATATGCTGGGCTGGTGCGCGGAGTATCTGAGCAACGAGTGGGAATATTACTGGATCGACTTCAACTATGCCCGGCAGACAACGGATGATGGACTGGAAGTGTACTATGTGACAGCATTCCAGGAGCCGATCAAAGAGTATCTGGATTACGACCCGACCAGACGGGAACCATTTTGAATTTTGAAAAGGAGACTGATATTTTATGAAGAAGATCAATTGGTGGAAAGTTGCATCCGTGGCCATGATGGCTGCAAGCGCAATCCTGAGCTTTGGCCACGACCTGATTGAGGAGCAGCGCAGCGAAGAGGAAATGCAGGACATGGTACGGGAGGAAGTTCAGCGCCAGCTTGCAGAAAAGAACCGGTAAACGCGAAAAATACAGTCTCCCTTATGGAAGAGATATCCAAACTGACAAACAAAGGAGATTGATATTTATGTACGATCACGACTATTATGCAAAGATGGACAAGGCAATGGTACGCGTACTGAAGGCAGTTGCACGTTCAGTGGGATACGGCTTTACAGGGCTGTATCACTATCTGAAGAAGCAGCCGACCAGACTGTACGAGTATATCCGTTACCAGATCCAACTGGAGTGCGATGATCAGCGTGAAACAGAAATTCGCTTCGAGAATTTGAAGCAGCACGGACATATCTGAAAGGCGAGAGCTTACGAGAAATCGTAGGCTCTTTCTTTTTATAAATTTTTGGAGGTACGAAGATGAACCTGAAAACATTTGCAAATGCAGTGCGCAGGAGCGCAGGCAAGAACGCATCCAAGATCCTGGGAGGACTGGCAATCACGGGAAGCATCACGGCGGTCTATTTCGCTGTGACCGCGACCCCCAAGGCCATGATCCTGCTGGACGAGAAAAAGCAGGAGCTGGGCGTGGAAAAGCTGGACGTGAAGACCATTGTCAAGACGGCGGGCCCGGTGTACGTGCCGACTGCGCTGAGCATGGTGCTGTCTGCGGGCTGCGTCATTGGTGCAGTTCGTGTGGACGAGCGGCGGAATGCTGCACTGGCCGCGGCGTGCACCCTTTCTGAGAGCGCGCTCAAGACCTATCAGGACAAGGTGCTGGAGGCCATCGGTCCCGAGAAGGAACAGGAGATCCGGGAGACCATTGCACTGGAAAAGATGGCCAAGTGCCCCGAACCGGCAACCATCCAGCCTGCCAAGAACCTTGCCACGACCGATGTTTCCTACGACCAGCGGGTGAAGTGCTGGGAAAGCCTGACCAACACCTACTTCTGGACGACCAAGGCCATGATCGAAAAGGCCGTCAATGGGGTCAACAAACAGCTGCTCAGTGACTTCCGGGTGAGCGAGAATGATTTGTTCGACTATCTGGGCATCGACCACTGCGTCAACGGTGACCTGCTGGGCTGGGACACGGATTCGGGGCTTAACGTTGATATTTTCTATGCGTCCCGGCTGGACGAGGACGGGATGCCCTGTCTGACGCTGGAGTATCACACGCCTCCGAAGTGGCTGGGCGGATATTGATATTTGACCAGGCGCGAAAAATTCAGCTTCCTTTATGGAGGTAATACTCCGACATTATAAACTTATATTTAAGAAAGAGGTAACAAAAATGGACGAAATGATGAACATGAACGAAACTACTATGGAGAACGAGACTTCTGTTGAGGTCGTTCCGGAGGAGAATGTTCAGATGATCGATAACGAGGAAACTTCGAGCAACGGCTCGGGCATTGGTCTCGCTGTTGGTGCTGTGGGTCTGGTTGCAGCCGTGGGATACGGACTGTACCGGAAGCACAAGGCCAAGAAGCAGAACAAGGACGAGGAGAAGCCGAAGGCCAAGAAGAAGATCGTCTGGCAGAAGCCCTGGAAGATCGAGAATGTCGATTCTGCACAGGTGGACGTTCCTGACGAGGACGTTGAGGAAACTTCTGAAGAGAAGTAATGTTAGGTAAGGCGAGAGCCGTGGAGAAATCTGCGGCTCTTACTTTTTTGTTTTTTGAAAGGATGACAACATGGCACAAGTAAACATGCCGAAGAGCAGCATCGGACAGCAGCCTGCCGCAGAGCCCCAGAAGAAGTTCCAGAAGGTCGTCAAGGGAAAAGTGACCCTCAAGGAGCAGAACGATATCCAGAAGATCGCCAACGAGTTCCTGGCCGAAGACCTCAAGACCGTGAAGAACCGCATCGTGGTGGACTATCTGCTGCCCATGCTAAAGAACGGCCTATGGAGTATTTTCAACTCGGCGGTCAGCATTGCATTGTTCGGCGAGGATCGTTCCCGCGGCTCTTCGAGCAACTACTCCGGCTCCCGCACCCAGCGGAACAGCTACGACACCTACTATCAGGGCGGTTCCGGCAACCGGCAGGGGAATCCGAACCGGGCCGCAGGACGCAGCTTGCAGAACCTGGACTTTGAGTTCCGCGCGGATGCAGACGACACGCTTTCCCAGATGTACGATGCGATTCGCCAGTATGGTCAGGTTTCTGTGGGCGACCTGTGGGATCTGATGGGCGTTTCCAACGAGAGCACCGATTACAATTACGGCTGGTACAACCTTGACGGGGCGTTCATCAAGGGCATCCCGGGCGGATATCGCCTGATGCTGCCTCGCCCTGTACCGCTGCGCTGAACCATAAGAAAGGATTGATATTTATGAAGTTCCTGAAAAAGATCGACAAAACCGAAATCGTGGAAACGATGACCCGTGCTGCATCCAAGTGCGGCTACAAGCTGAAGAAGGCAAGCCCCACCATTATGATCGTTGGCGCTGCCATTGGTGGTGTGACCGCTACTGTGCTGGCCTGCAAGGCGACCATCAAGGCACAGGATATTCTGACCGAGCACAATGCTCAGGTCGAGAGCATCCACACGACCAAGAAGCAGATCGAGAGCGGTGAGATCCAGCTGAGCGAGGGCGAGACCTACACCGAGAAGGATTACAAGAGCGATATTACGACCACCTATGTCCAGACCGGCCTGAAGCTGGCAAAGGTGTATGCGCCTGCGGTCACCCTGGGTGCGGTATCTCTGGGCTGCATGTTCGGTTCCCACCACATCATGTCCAAGCGCAATGCGAGCCTGACTGCGGCTTATATTGCGCTGGACAAGGCCTTTGAGGAATACAAGAGCCGTGTATCCGACCGCTTTGGCAGCCGTGTACAGGAGGAGCTGGAGCACAACATCAAGGCTGTGGAGCTCGAGAGCAAGAGCACCAACGAGCAGGGCGTGGAGGAGACCATCAAGGAGTACAAGGACATCGCCATGCAGCACACCAGCCCCTATACCTGCATCTTTGACGAGACTGTGGACACCTGGCAGCCCGACAACATGCTGAACCGCAACTACCTGTTTCTGATGGAGCAGGCGGCAAACAAGCGTCTGCGCATCCAGGGGCATCTGTTCCTGAATGACGTTCTGGCATCTCTGGGCACCCACGGAGGTGTGACCATGAAGACCCCGGAAGGCCAGATCGTGGGCTGGATCTATGACCCGAATGACCCGACCCGACAGAACCACGTTGATTTTGGTGTGACCAACTACGTCAAGGGCGACGAGGCACTGAACAGCTTTATCAACGGCGGGGAGCGCTCGGTGATGCTGCGGTTCAACTGTGACGGGCCCATCATCGACAAGATCTGAGACTGATATTTTGGAGGAATACGCTATGACCAGATTCGTTAAGAGACTGTCTTACCTGTTTGCTGCCATGGCCGGAGTCTGCTTCGTCTCTGGTCTGGCGGTTCTTTCTGAGTGAGGTGGAACGATGGAAACTTTGGAAAGCACTTTCCTGTTTCTGGACTATCTGACCGATACCAAACGCAAGCGCCACATGGTGGGAGGCATTCTGATGAGTGTCTCCCTTTTCTTTGGCGGACTGGCGTTTACCATGATGACGATCAAAGGAGACATCGACAATGAACAAGACCGTGCGTGATATTCTGCTCTTTGCAGCAGGCTTTGGGGCAGGTGCCCTTGTGATGCACACCGTTTTCGAGAAGAAATACGAGACCTATTACGGCAAAAAGTACGAGGCCGAGCGTGAGAATCTGCGGCAGAAGGAAGCCGATATGGACAAGACCATCGAAGAAAGGGCGACCCAGAAGAGCTTTGAACAGCTGGCCGGGAAGTACCGTACCGAATCTGACCCGGAAGATGTGGTGGCACATGAGGCCATCGAAGTCATCGAGCCGGATCAGTTCGGCGAGCTGGACGACTACGAGACTTCCTTTCTGACCTATTACGCGGACGGAAAGCTGGTGTTCGATACGGAGGATCAGCCCGTGGACGAAGATGATATTCCGAAGATCATCGGCAACGAGGCACTGGACCGCATTGGCGAGTTCGCACCGAGCGCTGTTCATGTCCGTAACCACAACTACCACAAGGATTACGAGATTCTCCGGGTACGGGAGAACTGGCCCGGCAACCACGACGACGAGGAGGATGAATGAACTTTATGAGGGAGATGGAGCAGTATTATGACTGGCTCTACAAGATCGTCTGCGGCGAATGGGAACCCCGGAACCTCAGCTTTCACCGCTTGCTGATGTATCTTTTTAATCGGGATTATATTCCAGCGTGCGAAATGGATGTCTGCCGGGCAACGGACGGTATCAACCTGCGGTACCGCTTTGCATCGGAGAATAATATTCCGTACGGGAAGATCGATGCGGTATTTCAGGGTGTACCCTGCTCTATGCTGGAGATGATGGTGGCGCTGGCGATTCGCATCGAGGAGCACATCATGGAAGACCGCAGCATGGGCAACCGTGTGGGGCAGTGGTTCTGGAACATGGTAGTGAGCCTGGGTCTGGCTGCCATGGACGATACCCGCTTCAGTGAAGAGCGCGCGGAACCGATCCTGGCCCGGTTTATGGATCGGGACTATCAGCCGAACGGTGCTGGCGGGCTCTTTACGCTGACCCGTCCGACCATCGACATGCGCACCATTGATATTTGGTACCAGCTGATGGCCTACCTGAATGAGAATGAGTTCTGATGACATATGTATCAAAAATCTGCATCCCTATGGAAGGATTCGTTGAGAAGATACTCGACGATTCCCATGTGATGCTGCGAATCACGGCGTGTCGAGACGAGAATAACATTGGTCGGCTGATCCTGGCTGACCCGAATTACTGGAGGAAAATTGACAATGGAACTGACTGATATTTTGATCGACCTGAGCAACAGCAAGGCTGCACTGGAAGTGGCCAATCACACCATCCGCCGCATGAAGGGCAAATGCATCCGGAAGAACATTCTCATCGCTGGTCTGCTGTGGTTTGGCTTTGTCTCCTGCAAGATGGTGAACGAGGCGGAAAAGCAGCGCAAGGAAGCCGATGAACGTGCCCGCGAGGCAGAGGCAGCGCTGGCCCAGATGACCCTCCAGAAAGAGAAAGACGTATAAAAACCTCGGAGAAAGGAGGAAGTCAGTTACAAATGATTGATTTCCTGATGATTGCAACGCGGACGGGAAAACGCGGGACAATCGAAATTTATCCCAAATTCATCATCAAGAAGTCGAAAGACCTGATGATCCGGGGTTCTGATTTTTACGCGGTCTGGATGGAAGAGCGGGGGCTTTGGAGCACGGACGAACAGGATGCGCTCCAGATGATCGACCGCGCGCTGGATATTTACGCGGAGGAGCACAAGCAGGTCTTCAATGACAGCTACCGTGTTCTGCACATGTGGGACGCGGAGAGCGGGATGATCGACAACTGGCACAAATACTGTCAGCGTCAGATGCGGGACAACTACCACACCCTTGACGATACATTGATATTTGCGAACACCCCTGTCAAGAAGGAAAGCTATGCGTCGAAGCGGCTGCCGTATCTTCTGGAGGAGGGGAACATCAGCGCCTACGACGAGCTGATGACTACCTTATATTCTCCCGAGGAGCGAAAGAAGATCGAATGGGCGGTTGGCGCGATCGTGAACGGCGATTCCCGCAAGATCCAGAAGTTCCTCGTGCTCTATGGTCCACCCGGCAGCGGTAAATCGACCGTGCTGAACATCGTCCAGAAACTTTTCGACGGGTACTGGTCGGTGTTCGACTCCAAGGTGCTGGGGTCATCATCCAATGCGTTTGCGCTGGAGGCGTTCAAATCGAACCCGCTGATCGCGATCCAGCACGACGGTGACCTTTCCCGCATCGAGGACAACACCCGGCTGAACTCGCTGGTATCCCACGAGACCATGCTGGTGAACGAGAAGTTCCGCAGCCAGTATTCCAGCCAGTTCAAGTGTTTCATGTTTCTGGGCACCAACAAGCCTGTTAAGATCACGGATGCAAAATCGGGCCTGATCCGACGACTGATCGATGTGGAACCTACCGGCGAAAAGATCCCTGCAAAAAAGTACCGTGACCTTGTAGCGAAGGTGGACTTTGAGCTGGGTGGCATCGCATGGCACTGCAAGGAGGTGTACGAGCAGAACAAACATCTCTACGATGATTATATTCCGACCCGTATGCTTGGTGCATCGAACGACTTTTACAACTTCATGCTGGATTCCTTTTATATTTTCAAGAAGGAGGACGGTGTATCCCTGAAGCGGGCCTGGGCGATGTACAACACCTACAATGACGAGGCAAAGGTAGCGTACCCATACTCGCGCCGTGCGTTCCGGGAAGAGCTGATGAACTACTTCGAGGAGTACAAGGAACGTGCGGAGACCGTGAATGGCGAGCGGGTGCGGAGCTACTACAGCGGCTTCAAAGCGGAGAAATTCAAAGAGTTCCTTGACGAACCTGTGAAGGCAGAAGAACCCACTGCCGAGCCGGAAACGTCATGGATCGAGTTCAAGGAGCAGCATTCTCTCTTCAATGATATTTGCAAGGACTGCCCTGCACAGTATGCGACAGACGATGGCATTCCGATGCGAAAATGGGAGAATGTCAAGTCAAAATTGGCCGAACTGGATGCTTCGAGACTGCACTACGTGAAAGTTCCGGAGAATCACATTGTCATCGACTTTGATATTCCCGGGCCGGATGGAAAAAAGAGCTTCGAGCGCAACCTGGAAGCTGCCTCCAAATGGCCCCAGACCTATGCGGAGCTGAGCAAATCTGGTGCGGGCATCCACCTGCATTATATTTACACTGGCGATGCAACGAAGCTGAGCAGGATCTACGACGAGAACATCGAGGTCAAGGTGTTCACGGGCAAGTCCTCTCTGCGGAGAAAACTGTCGAAATGCAATGATATTCCGGTTGCGACCATCAGCAGCGGCCTGCCACTGAAGGGAGAAACGAAAATGGTTGATACAAAGCAGATCCAGGATGAGCGGCACCTGCGTATCCTCATCAAGAAAGCCCTTGCCAAAGAGATCAGCCCCTATACGAAGCCCAGCATTGACTTTATTGCGCACATCATGGACGAAGCCTACGAAGGCAATGTCGTTTACAACGTGGATGACATGCGGAATGCGATCCTGGGCTTTGCCGCCAGCAGTACGAACCAGGCGGACACCTGCCTGAAGATCGTGGCAAAGATGCACTTCAAATCGAAGGATGATATTCAGCGGGAGGCCCCTGCGGGGGAGGAAACGCCATTGATATTTTTCGACGTGGAGGTGTTCCCGAATCTGCTGCTCGTGAACTGGAAGTTTGCCAAGCAGGAGCCTGTGCACCGCATGGTGAATCCTACGCCGGAGGAGATCGAGAGCCTGACAAAGTATCGGCTGGTCGGCTTCAACAACCGCAAGTACGACAACCATATCCTTTGGGCCCGCATGATCGGGATGTCGGTGGAGCAGATCTATGCGCTGTCCAACCGGATCATCAACGAGCACACGGGCTTCTTTGGTGAGGCGTACAACTTGTCCTACACTGATATTTACGACTTCTCGTCGAAAAAGCAGAGCCTGAAGAAATTTGAAATCGATTTGGGCATCCACCATCAGGAGCTGGGACTTCCGTGGGATCAGCCGGTGCCGAAAAGCCTGTGGGACAAGGTGGCCGAGTATTGCGACAACGACGTGATCGCGACCGAGACCCTGTTCTACTCGAAAAAGCGTCAGGCAGACTTTGTGGCACGTGAGATCCTGGCAGACCTTGCCGGCATGACGGTGAACGACACGACAAACTCGCTGACAACACGCATTATTTTCGGCAAGGAAAAGCACCCCCGGCTGGTCTACACCGACCTTGCTACGGGAAAATCCGATGCGATCGTGGAAGTCGAGCCTGATATTTTGACGGACTGCAACATCATCAATGCCTTTCCCGGTTACGAGTGGGCCAAAGGTGAGGACGGCAAGTACCACAACATGTTCCGGGGCACAGACCTGGGCATGGGTGGTTATGTCTACGCTGAGCCCGGGATGTACACGAACGTAGCCCTGCTGGACGTTGCGTCGCTGCATCCGCATTCGGCTGTTGCCATGAACTACTTTGGCGAGTACACCAAGCATTTCAACGACCTGATGGATGTACGAATCTACGTCAAGCACGGCGAGTACGAGAAGGCAAAGGGGCTCTTTGGCGGCAAACTGGCAAAGTACCTCGATGATCCGCAGCAGGCAAAGGCTCTTGCGCAGGCGTTGAAGATCGCAATCAACTCAGTTTACGGTTTGACCAGTGCAAGCTTCGACAACCCGTTCCGCAACCCCAAGAACGTCAACAACATTGTGGCGCTTCGAGGGGCTTTATTTATGCGCACTTTGCAGGATGAAGTGCAGCAGCGCGGCTTTAAGGTCGCGCATATCAAAACGGATTCGATCAAGATCCCCGATGCGACCCCGGAAATCATTGCGTACTGCATGGATTTTGCGAAGAAGTACGGCTACACGTTCGAGCATGAGGCGACCTACGAGCGGATGTGCCTGGTAAACAATGCCGTTTATATTGCAAAGTACATGACTGCGGACCGCTGTGAGGCGCTTTACGGCTATATCCCGGGCGACTGCAAGGACGAAGGCGGCGAATGGACGGCGACGGGCACACAGTTCCAGGTGCCGTAT